AGGCGGATTAGGAAGAACAAGATTCGGATCCGGCAGACCTGATGTTTTTATTGGTCCAATAGAAGGAAAACCTAGAAATTTCGGACAAGTACTAACCGGACCAGAAAAAGGAACACAATTTGTATCAGTTGGTCCAGTATTAAGAACGCCTACTGGTCGAGGAGTATCCAGAGGCTTTCAACCATATACTATCAAGGAGACAACTCCTGAAATAGTGATTCCAGGATTAGCATATAGTCCGGGAACAACAACTTTCAAACCCACTAGACCGAGAGTTAATGTCGGTAATTTAAGAACCCAACCTAAACTTCAAACTCAAACTCCGGGAACTACTGGGGCGCTAATTTTTGATCCCAAAAAGGCATTTCGGCCGAAGGGGATTAAAACTCCATTCAAATTTTCAACCGGTACAGCCCTCCTAACGAGAGGAGAAACTGAACTCGGACTCAGATCTGAATCCCAAATAGGGACTTTTACTCTGGCTCAGACCCAGACCGAGACAAGTGGAATTAGAACTAGATCCAAAGCAATTACTAGTACTTTACCCATTTTAGGAGTGACCGCAAGTGGTTCAAGACGTATTGCTCCACTGCCACGTATTCCTAGATTTGGAAGCGGATTTATGAGAGGAATTCGACCGGGATCGCGAACTTTCAAACCTCAATTTAAGACTTTTTCATCACCAACGGCAGCACTATTCAACATAAAGGCAACTAAGCGACAAAGAAAGAAAACACAATTCAGTGGCTTAGAATTAATTGGCCTTAGATAGTCATGCAAGAATTTGAACAAGAAAATTACACAGATGCGCCAAAATACAATTTTGGCGAGACACAGAACACAGCAGAGTTAATTAGATATTTAGATCCAAACATTCAAAAGCAAAAATTACTAATTCAACTCTTCGGTTTAGAATGGAACGAAAAAAAGCAATTATGGGAGCAAAAAAGTACTCAACGAGCCCTTATTTCAACCGAGAAGGGTAGGTTATGGGTAGAGAATTTATTGTCTCCTTTCTTCACAGTTTCGACAACTACGAACAGATTAAAGAATAATCAAATTGTCAGACTGATTCATAATTTAGTAGATGAAATTGGTTCAACTCTCAAAGTTAGAAGCAAGAGAGAAACATATGGAATTAGAATTGACCATGTACGAGAAGTCGGTAATTTAATTATCCGAGCTTGTGCATTGAACTTATTCCGAAGCAATGAAAAAGGAATTGATGTAAATCTATTGAATCAAAACACCAAATTTGTTGAGAGTAGAAATATTTCTCAGCAAAAACAAGGAGGATTTTTGAAGGGGTTAAACCCTCTCAACGCATTTAAGAGATAATGGAAGTAAACGCAATCAGCGGAGTATTTATATCCGCATTAGCAAAATTTGGAACAATTTTATTGTTTGGTGCCTTCTTAGGACTTCCGGTTTTAATCGGAGGTATCTTCATCGCATTGTCGATGCTTTACAAGCACAGAGTCATTATTCATGAGCCTCTGGGAAGAATTTCATTTGAAAAGGCAATGATTACAAAGAAAGGTCAAATGATTATCCGGAAAGGTCGCCACAAAGTCGAAACATTCGATGTAGAAATGTGTACTCTTGATAAAAAGGGTCGATATGTATTTCACTTCTTCAAAGAGAATGAAAATTCCTATAGACAAATTAAGCCAATTCACATAGATAAAAAAGAAAATTATTTAGTTCATATGGCTGAAGATAAAGGAATTGACTTCTTAGTAGAAGAATGGAAAAAGCAGCAAAAAGCAATTTTTACCCTAGAGGGATTTGAAAAATACAAAGACATGATCTTTTTAGGATTTATTATTGTATTTAACATTGTATCGATGGGTATGCTTTTCCAAGCAGCAGGACTTAGTTAGTCCTCTGCTTTTGTTTATCTTTTAAATTCAGGTATTAACTAAAAATATGCTAGCAAGAATTATTAAGTGGTTTTTATTCATTGGATTAATAATTTCACCAGCATTTGCAGTGGGAGCACCTGCCGATGTATTATTTCCGGCATCTGGAGCGATACTTTATACGATGGAACCTTATTTGATGATGACGCCCGACCCTGCAGTCCAAACCTACCAATGTCAAATTGCAGTAGATCCAGGCTTTGCACAAGTTATGGAAACCATTGTGCAAGCAAATATTCCAACCCATCCCAATATAATTCAACAAACTACCTTTGTTAATTTAACAACTGAAACTCCTTATTTTATGCGGTGTCAAACAGATGACGGTACGGGCTATGGAGCTTACGGAGTTACATGGGAATTTAGTATATTATACGGCTTTGCTGATAAATGTCAACCAAGTACCGAAGGAATTTATACGGCTCCGCCTGAAGCATATTATCAAATATATGATCCAGAAACTCCAATCAATCGAACCATTTTTCAGAAAGCAACCACTTTAACTTGGGCTTATTTTGTACCTGCGGGAACTCCAGATATTCAATATGATGTAAGCTATAACGATACAGTCTTCTGGATAACAGATAATTATAATCTGAGTGGAACTGGAACACCGAGCAATCTATCTTTAGAATTAAATAATTATGATTATGAAAGTCCGATTGACTCAGTAAATACTGGAAACACCACATATAATGCTCAATTCGCAATGAATATTGGAAATTTTTCAAACAATGAATGTAATATAACTTGGGAATACGCTATGAATCTAAATCCGAACTTATCAAGTGATCCAGGTAATGCCAAGTCAGGAACAATTCTAGCAATGGCTGCATTCTTATTGGCAATTGCCGGAGCTTTCTATTTTGGAGGAAGAAAAAGATATGGTGAATAATTACGATTATCAGACAGCAAAGAGGCAAGTTATAATCACAGTCATGGCTCTTTTTTCTACACTGTTCCTAAATTTTGTAATTATCTTTGCACAGAATTATTTCATGATCTCAGCAGCATTAACTTTCCTAAATACATTGGGACAAATCACAGCTGCTTTATTATGGTTCATCATTGGTTGGATGTTCATTGCACTATCAATATACATGATTACACTATTGAGTAATTCCGAGAAGAAGGAGAGTTGGGACGAATGGTAAAGTCAGTTAATGTCAGAGTATCCTCTGATTTCAAGCGATGGTTGGACAGAAATAGTTCAAAAACAACTTCAAGAATTAAAATCACAAAAATCTTGGCAGAAGAGCTGAGAGGGAGAAAATATAGACTATGAATAAACGGGGCGGAATATTTGAAATATTTACTGGAATTGGATTATTCCTAGCAGTAGCATTTATTGCATTTATTTCCGCTAAAGTTGGAAACGATGTTATAGGAGGTATTCAAAGCTCTGGTGTAACTAATTACAGCACCGCTACTGGAGCCGTAGTTAATGATACCTTAACTGCGGGAATTGAAACCTCGCAGATGGGAGATGTCGTTTTCCTAATCCTATTTGCCGGCTATATTTTATCGCTTGTAATAACTTCATTGGCAACAAATTTCCATCCCGCATTCTTCTTCATATTTGTGATACTGAGCCTATTGGGAGTCGTAGTATCTGCGCCTGTAAGCAATGCTTATGTTGAATTTAGCCAGAGCCCCGAATTTAGTTCGTGGGTATCGACCTTCCCTATCACAGACATGGTTATGTCGAACTTACCGTTTGTAATCATGTTGATTTCAGGAATATTAATGTTGGTGACTTATGCAAAACAAAGGGGTTAAAATATTACTAGTAATTGTTGGAATGCTTCTTATTCCTAGCTCGGTATTTTCAGCACCTGTTGCTGCAGATACGCAGGCTTATTATAAAATGGAAGAGGCTAGTGCACCTTATGCGGACGCCACACCTAATGGTTATGATGCAACTAGCGGCGATGAGCCAAATCAAGTCGCAGGTATACTTGATTTCGGACAAGATTTTGTTAGAGCAAATACAGATGATATGGTCATACCGACCGATGTTTTAAATACTTTGACTTCACCCACTGAAGTATCCTTTTCTACATGGATTAGAGGAACAGACACAAATGTTAACATGATAGGTGCTGCTTTCGCAGGTTCAGGAGGGATAAACCTTTTTTACGTAAATAATGGATATATTACTATTGGAGGAGCTGATTGTTCGGGAACTCCAAGCTGGAGTAATACTGCCATCGGTTCAACAATTAATGATGGTGATTGGCATCATATTGTAACAACTTTCACTGGAGGAAATTCTCAATCAGCATATATTGATGGTGTTCTAGAAGGGTCATCTACTAACGTTTATTGTACTGCGGGTACAACTAGTATAAAGTTTGGTTCCAATCCTGCAGCGGGTGGGCACGCGGCTCAATGGTCTGATTATGATATGGATGAAACTATGATCTATGACGGAATATTATCTGCGTCAGATGTAACATATCTTTATAATTCTGGCGCTCCGGGAACGCCTCAACAATATCCGTTCAGTTCCGGAGGTGGTGGCGCAGGAAATGGTTCGATTAGTAACGTTATTGGAAGTATTCCAAACTTCAATTTTAATTTAACCTATGATAATGCAACTGACGTTTTCAACTATTCGTATAATGATCTTGCCGGAACAATGAATGAATCCTATATGGAAGTTTGGTATTATAATGCAAGTTCATATTCGCTATTCAACACAACTGCGAATTCTACAAACCCAGGAGAAATTATAATCAATGTCTCGTCTCTGGCAAATCAAAACTTTACAATGCGGGCATTCGCTTACTTAACCGACTATAATCGAACATTTATTGGAAATGCACACACGGCTTTAGTGGATCATTTAATGATCTCTGGTCCAGCAGTTCTTGATTATACGCTTTATACAATTGATGAGCCTGAGGGAGTATTCTGGGGTATGGCTATTGCAGGAACAATGATGCTTATGAGTGCATTCAATCCACCAGTGGCGATTATGATGGGAGTCGGTGCTATGTTCTTCATGAGTCAATTCGGATTTATTAGATTATCAACTTCGGTTCTAATGTTAATAGCATTAATGGGCGGAATTTTAATTTGGAGGTTGAGAAGATGAGACTATCTGATTTCTTATTGCTTTCAATCTTTGGAGCAGTCATGATCACAGGAACCGGGCTAATAATTGGTGATTTAAATACAAATTACGGCTCGAGCATGAATATTTCACAACTAGACAGTGTTATGAACACCAGTTTAATTGAAAACAAATCTATCGCTTTCCAAGCAGACATAACCGCTGCGTCCAATTCGTCTTCCGGTTTCGTTTCTCAAATTCTTAGTGGAATTGGAGCTTCAACTAGCTTAGTTGGGCTTTTCATGGCTTCAGTCGGAGAATTATTCAGTTTAGGAGGTACCCTACTTGGAACAGTATTTGGAATCAACAGCACAATCGCAAGTCTGATTACTGGAGCAATTGTAACAATCGTAGCATTACTATTAATCAGTATACCGTTCAGGTGGGAGATGACTAGATAATGGTGTACACATACCCTACAAATATTACCGGGATGGGAGAAATATTAGTCTATGCCAATTCAATAACCAACGGTTATTATGGTTCAATGACGCTCGCAGTTTTCGCGGCAGTGATGTTCTTTATCATCGGAGCAGATGACCGTGCATTGATTGTAGCCGGATTTGGAGGATTAATGATGTCTATGTTCTTAAACATAATGGGCGTGGTCGATTCCCTGCAAATTATGATTTATTTAGGCGTAACTCTGATTGGAATGCTTTGGAATTGGACAAAGAGCTAGTGTTGGCATTTTGTTAATAATACAGATTTTATAGAAAAAATATTAATTAAGGAGGAATATTTCAAAATGAACAAAAAAGGAAGTATGGGTCTTAACCAATTGTCTGGTGTTGTTTTGGTGTTAGTAGTAGCAGCAATTACATTGGGTCTTGGATTGACTGTTTTACAATCTTTCAGTGCAGCAACAACTGGTACTGCAGGAACAGCAGTTAACGACACAATTACTGCAGTGGGAGCATTGGGATCTACTTGGTTCTCCATTATTGTTACTGTTGTAGCAGCTGTAATCATACTAGGATTAATTATCCGAAGCTTGATGGGTGGAAGATAATACCTAATTGAATACAAATGAAGGGGCGGCAAAGTTCGCCCCTTTATATTTTTTAGATAGTTTATCTTTTAAATTCAGAGAGGTATAAAATCATATTATATGGGACGATTAAAACGTTGGGCAGGTAAAGCAAAGGAATATGCCTCAAAGGCATCCTCTACCAGAAGTAAATATCGAACTTATCAAAAAGAGCAATATGAAGAGCGAGCTGCAGTTTCTGCTGCCAAAAGAAAATATGAAGAGGCAGAGGCGGCAACCAGAAGAGCTAGAAAATTACATCAAAATGGTGCTAGAAGCAGTCAAAATGTATTCGGCTTTAGCAGCGCACCTGCGAGGAGAAAACCTGCGAGGAGAAGCAGAACCAGAAAAAGCCAATATGTAGTTGTTGGTGGGAAAGCATATAAGAAAGCAGCTCCTAAAAGAAGAAGAACAGCTCCTAGACGAAGAAAGAGTGGCGGAGAAGAAAATATTTTCGGTGGAGATCCATTCCGGAAAGCATTCAGATTTTAGACTTTTTTAATATAAATTTCTGTAACTAGATAGCAGAGATATAAAAATGCGAAAAAGGATAATACTTCTAAAGTATTTGAAAAAACATCATACCACTCGATTTGCATTTTTTAATTTTTCACGGATCATCCCTCGAATTTCGTCCTCAGAATATTTTCTGGCAGACTTGCCTTTATGGTATTGGCTTCGTATCGGTCGCTTGTCGCAAGTTTCGCAGATTGAAGAAAACTTGCTACCGTAATAACTGTTCTTACATCTTGAACAAGATCTTAAGTATATTTTATTTCTTTTGCGAGGCATCAAGAATTCCTATCAATCCAATCCCGACTAATCCGATAAAAAAGGAGACTAAATCTCCAATTAATAATTTCAATGGCATCAATAAAACTAGCATAGACATGGCTCCCCACATGAATTTCATTTTATTGTTAATTTTCCATGAATCGACTGCATTCAATAGCTCATTAGCTAAACTTCTCATTGGGAAATAAACTCCCATGCATAAAGTGATAAATCCTGCACCGTATTCACCTAACGCCCATGCGGTAATTGTTGCCCACATGAATAATCCGGTGAATAGATATTCGCTTATTATTTTCATTATAATTTGTGACCTGCGTCCCTAAGAATTCTCATCATTCCAGGGAACTTGCGTGAAATTAAGGGGGATACTATGGCCTTTTTCAATAGCTTGGCTTTTTTAACGGCAGCCTCTTCATAGTACCCCTCCTCGTTCTCGGATATGTCTAGGATTCGAGAGAATAAATAGTGAATAAAATATTCAGCTTCATCTAAACCGTCCCAATCTATATCAAGATTGCGTTGTTTAAGATATATCTTTTCGTAATTTCTTGTTCCGTATTTTTTTATATTCATCGTATAGTTCTTCCTTGCCAATTAATTGTAATAACCAAGCCATTTGCATATCAAGAGTCATTAGCAGTTTTTCTCGGAAAAAAATAAAACCAATAACGGTTGGCAAGACCGTTATCAGCAAAATGGCAAATAATATTTTCATTGAGTTATTTTCTTTTCGACTTCCAAATTCATACTAATCCATTCAGAAGCTTGTCTCATTAAACTTGAGAGCAAGATACCTTCTCTTCGGTTATACGAATTGGTACTTTCCCACGTTGCACCTTCGTCTTTTGTGTATCGCTTTTGTGGGCTAAGGGAATAATAAATTTTCCCAGCTTCGTTTGCATTTTTCCAGATTGAGACTGCTAAGCCTCCATCCCTAAATGTTCTGACAGGTTTTTTCTGTTCCATTATGAAAGTAATGGAGAAGAGATAAAAGGAAACAACAAAAACGATTCAAGTCCATTCCGAAAATCTGCGTAAATAATTGTGCTCCTCCCCATTAATTTAATTAAAAAAGGTTGTTTTATATAACCTTTTCTATCAATTATATATACGTATATACACTATAATAATATATTAAGGAAACTTTTATATATATTATAGATGCCAAAACACGGATAAACAAAAAAGTTTATAATAAAATGACGTATATACGTATTTATGAAACGAACAATTAGTACAACGATAGATGATAGATACCATGTCGAAGCCAAGAAACGCGGAATTAGGTGGTCAGAAGCTTTGAGATTCGGTATTATCAAACTAGCACAATTGGAAGACGGGGAAGACCTCGCGGGCGTTAATACGCGTATAAATGAACAACAATTAGAAATTAAACGATTGCATAAAAATATCTCTCTTTTGCAAGGTAGGCTACTGGAGAAAAAGAAATGATAGTAATGCACGGAAAGATGAAAAAAAATAAAGATGGAACAATTAGCAAAATTTCATTCACCAAGGAGATTCACGATGAAAAAGACTAGTCTAGATGCTTATGATTCAATTCAAGGAAGATTAAATAAATTACAAAGAAGAGTTTTAGATGCACTCCATATGAGAGGTCAAGCCACTAATATGGAAATTGCACAAGAATTAGATTGGACAATCAATCGAGTAACTCCCAGAATGTTTGAATTAAGAACTCAAGGTTTAGTTGTCGCTGCAGTAAAGAGAAAATGTCATGTTACTGGAACCACAGCTATTGCGTGGAGACCTCTATAATGCATTATGTTTGTGACGATTGGAGATTACCTTTCAAAAAGCATACTTGCAAATATTGCGAAACTCGATGGAAAGCAAGAGGCAAAAGATTACGAGTTTGTCCGAGTTGTTATGACTCAGTTAGCAAAAAGAAGATTCGACCCCCTAAATAAAGGGGGGGCTGAAAAAGCCACCTTTCTTAAGCCTAGAAAACCCTAAGTAAAAAAGGAAGTCCTTTTTTACGGAGGAGAAATTTTCCTCCAAATAACTACGCAAGAAGGGAATGGTGCTGAGAAAGGTTTTGATCCGTCTGGTTTTTCAAACTTGATTCTTCCTCTCAAAAATCTAACTTCCGCATAAGGGAATATGTATTCATGAAATGCTATTGTATCTGTTCTTGCAGGTATAAGCATTACAACAGTTTTCCCTTTAACATGTTCTTCATATGATTTTTTGATCCATTGTTTTAAGTTGCTGTAAGGAGGATTTACATAATTAGACTTGCCCCATTCAATTTCTAATCCGTCCCAGTTGGGCTGTGGATATGGACACGGATCAAAATCAAAGTTGAACTCTTCATTTAATTTATCGTAGATTGACTTAGGCGTTAACCATACATCAGACTTACTTTTATTGTAATATGCCATCCTTTTACGGAGGAGAAGAATATGGAATACCATTTTCATCTCTATCAGAATCCGTGATTTTATCTTCAAGGCTCTTTTCTTTCCGTTTGAAAATTTTTGGTAATCTAAATGGAAAATAGTTGAAATCAATATCAAATTCTATTTGATCGATAATTTCATTCAAATATAATAAATTCTGAGAAGTTCGATTACCTGAATGGTCGTTTGCTGTCAAATGTTCCCGGTGTTCTACCGAGTCGCTTGTGCAACCATCTGAGTTTTTCTTCCCATAATCCACCTTTGGAGTATATTCTATTTTGTCTGTTTCTAATGTCATCATGAAGTTCTTTGATTTTATCTTTGGTTATTTTTGCCATCTCACATAATAACCTGACTTTCTACGTACTTTTTTGTCTTTAGACCCTAGGGGTCTTCCAATTCTTTTTCCCTCGGATCGAGCTCTTTCCATTCCGTCAATAACTCGCTGTCGAGTAAGCGCCCGTTCGTATTCCGCCATAACCATTAACATATGAAGGAACATCTTTCCCTCTGGTGAATTTGTGTTGATGTTTTGAGTCACTGAAATGAATTTAACTTTTTTATTATTGAATTCTCTAAATAGCGTTAAGAGATGCTGCATTGATCTTCCAATCCTATCCAGTTTATATACTGCAATTGCGTTGATCTCTCCTTGCCTCATCGCCTTGAGCATTTTGTCAAACTGAGGTCGAGATTCTTTAGATCCCGAAATTGCCTCATCAATGTATGTATTAACGACCGTAAACTTTTCCTCCATATTCTCAAGGAATTTTTTGACAGATCTAACCTGAGTTTCAGGATTTTGATCCTTATCTGTTGACGTCCGTGCGTATATTGCTATTTTCATGTGCTATTTTCCTGTCAATTATTCCGATGTCTAGACACATTCTGAGGAGAAACTTGTAATCAAGGTATATTTTAGCATCTTGGAATTTATAAGATAAACGAGGAATAATATCTCCGTTATCAAGTTTCTCAAAAGAATCATGCAACTTCTTTAATTCGCGGTTCCACTCTTTTTCTATATTATTATTCCACTCAAGTCCCCGTAAAGAATATTCTAATGCTTTGAGCGCATCAATAATTAAGTAATTCATGTCCGGTTCTAACCTTCTAAGTGTTAGAAATTTTCTTATCAGTTTTACCTGGTCTAATATTTGTCCAGAGAAATCCTTCGTACTGGCGAAGGAATTCAAATAATTATTTATCTTTTCACTTTTTTCCATATGTATTATCGGTAACTCTCTCTCAACTAGCCCAACAAGCTCTTAATTCCGTCACGACTATATCTACGATAGCCACTAGGTAATGTTATTGCTTCAAGGTTACCTTCCTTAAACCGTCTAGCTAGCCAATTCGCAGATACTCCCCATTTGTCTCTAATTTGTTTCGGAGCTAAATAGACATTATCATCTTTTTTCTTTTCCGTTGTAGTTTCGCGTTTGACTTTGTTGTGCTTATGTTTAATATATTCATCCCAGACTTTTTGACCGCAATAGTCATGGACAGACGGAAACTTTTCAATCAAGCGCTGTTTCATGTCATGTGGCTTTCTATTCGCAATTTTGTTGAGCGCTGGCTTAGGCCAAATTTTGAACCCACCTCTCCGATGAACTTCCAATCCGCAAGCAACTCTGTGCTCCCGAATATATTTGTCTAAAGTGTAGATATTCGGAATGCAGAAAAGAATGATATTATTCTGAGAACGGCAAGTTGCCAAAATCTGAACAATTCGTTTATTTCCCTTACTCATAGCGTCTCTTGAGAATGAGAAAAGAATTGATTCGTCAATTACTTGAACATCGCCGGGTGAAGAAGTAAAAACTGCCCTCTGAAAATCGTCGACAGTATAATGAACATTTTTTTGAATGTTGAATTTTTTACCCTGCTTCTTCATTAGATAGTGTGCGAGAACTAGCGCTAAGGACGATTTGCCGACGCCTTCCCGCCCATAAACGATGCAAACTGTATCTAAGTCTTTTTTTGTAGTGTTTTCTATCCATTTGTCACATACCTGGTTCATGAATTCAAAATTAAGCGAAGTCATCTAAACTTAAACTCTCCTCTGCATCTTCTACTCGGGAATAACCTAGACAGTCGATGAGTGAGCATAAATCATTGAAAGCTTCTTCCACTTTATTGAAATCATATTTTTTATCAGGATGAATTTTATCTAATTCCATCAGATGGGCGAATTTCTTCTTTTTTCTGAAGTCTACGCCCGTTTCTGGATGGATTTTCACTCGTAAGACTCGATATAATTGCAAAACTTTCGTAACGAAGTCGTGTTCAAATTTTTCTCTTTGATTGGTTCCTTTAGCATGACAATGCACTTCGGCTAGTTGTTTGTTCGTATTAAACATCAATGCAAGGATGGTTTCCTTGTAAAAATCCCACTGTGCTTTTGCCCTATAGTATGTTTTGGAGTCGAGCATTGTTTATCTTTTAAATTCGGAATTTATAAGATAAGCTATGGGTTGGTGGTCAGACTTAAAAGCAAAAGCTAGCGAAGCATATACTAAAGTCGATGTTAAAGTAGGTGGTTATTTACCAGGAGGTAAAACTCCACAAGAAGTAAAAGCAGCACAAGGCGGTACTGATCCTCAACCGAGAAGTGAAAGTAACACTGTAACGGAAATAGATTCTCAACAGAGAGCAGATGAAGAAGAAAGAAGACAACAGGATCGTCCAACTGTTTTGAGACCAGATGACCCACGTTTTCCAGATCCTAGAAAAGATATACCTCAATCTGCTGCGTATATACCTACAGTTCGAACTGAAAGCGAACAAAGGGCTAGAGGTGGAGGCGCCGCATATGTCATACCTGATGATTATAGTCCTTCAAAGTATAAAGTTGATCCCGAGTTTGTAAGAAAGGATATAGATCAACAGATAGAAGAAAGGAAAAAAACAGAACAAATTATTGATCAATACGGTTCAAAAGGAGTTAAACAAAAAGCCTATGAATCAGGATTAACTGAAAAAGCTCCAATATATAGTGCAACAGATGCTCTTAAATATAGATTTGGTACTGCGGAAGGGCGAACGGAAACCGCGATTGATTTTGCCATAGGAGCAGGCACCGGGTTATTAATTGCGGGAACAGGAGGATTAGCCACACCAATAGTTGCTGGCGCAGGACTCGGTTACTTAGTCGGGGCTGGGGCGAGATATTCTATGACTCCTGAACAGCAGAGAGGTGGATTTTTAGTAGACGAAGCCATAGGACTGACAGCCTTTGGAGCCGGAGCTAAAACTTCGTCAGGAATTAAAACTGCATTTAGAGCGAGAACAGGAAGAGGATTTAGCGGATATAAAACTGAGCCCTACAAAATTATTGATTATCAATTGCCGGGTGGAAAAAGAGGTTCCCAAAGATTCCTGAAAATTAGAGATCCCGCAGATATTAAGGCAGGATACCCTGAAACAATTAAAATTGATACTGTTGCGAAACCTCCGAGAGGAAGAAGAGGGGGAAACGTATATGATATTACTCAAACCGTTACAGGAATTACGGCCGGTAAACAAATTGGAAAACCAAAAGTTTATACTGATAGAATTCTAGGTCAACAAGCAGCAGCACCGTCTTCTACAATCCGAATGGGCGAACCATTTGGAACTGGAAGGGCAACTGAAATCGGAGATTATACTGGTTTTACTGCAACAATCGGAGGTCAAAGATTAGGAGGCGGATTAGGAAGAACAAGATTCGGATCCGGCAGACCTGATGTTTTTATTGGTCCAATAGAAGGAAAACCTAGAAATTTCGGACAAGTACTAACCGGACCAGAAAAAGGAACACAAT